TATCACTGAGGGTGAGCTAGATGCACTGTCTGTCAGTGAGATGTTTGATGGTAAGTGGGCTGTAGTCTCACTAAAGAATGGTGCTAGTGGTGCACTGAGAGACATCAAAGATAACCTAGATTATATTGAGTCATTCGATAATGTTGTATTATGTTTCGACCAAGATGATGCAGGTAGTAATGCTATCAAGGTAGTTAGAGATGTCATCAGCCCTAACAAGTTGAGGATTGTCACCCTACCACAGAAAGATGCCAGTGAGATGCTTATGAATGCCAGGATTAAGGACTTCACTGAAGCTTGGTGGAATGCTAAAGGCTACACACCAGCTGGTATCGTTAGAGGTGAGGATACTTGGGAACACCTACAGAAAGATGAAGACCTAGTCACTGTCTTATACCCTTGGCAAGCACTGAATGAAGTGACCTATGGTTTTAGACAGAAGGAACTAGTGACTATCACATCGGGTAGTGGTATGGGTAAGTCTTCAGTAGTGAAGGAACTAGAAGCTCACATCTTGAAAGAGACTGATGACAACCTAGCTATCATTCACTTAGAAGAGTCAGTAGATAGGTCAGTAAAGGGATTGATGTCCATCGAAGCTAACCTACCGATTCATATCCCTAAGTATGAGGATATGTTATCTAAAGATGAGAAGTATGACCTATGGAAGAAGGCAGTAGCTGATAAAAATGTATTCTTCTATGATCACTTCGGTAGTATGTCAGAGGATAGTCTACTATCTGTCATCAGAACATATGCCAAGAGCTTTGACTGTAAGTGGATTATCTTAGACCACCTATCAATCGTAGTCAGTAGTCAAGAGGGGATACAAGATGAGCGTAAAGCTATCGATGCCATTATGACTAAGCTAAGAAAGATAGTACAGGAGACTGGCGTAGGTTTATTCCTTGTATCTCATTTGAAGAGACCTATGGGTAAGGCACACGAAGAAGGTGGACAGGTGAGTCTCTCAGAGCTAAGAGGTTCTGCGGCTATCGCACAGTTGAGTGACATAGTCATCGGCTTAGAGCGTAACCAGCAGGCAGATGAAGAGAGAGAAAGAAATACTACCACACTCAGAGTTATTAAGAATAGATTCTGTGGTCTTACTGGTAAGGCAGGACAGTTGACATATGATAAGGACACAGGTAGATTAAAGGAGAGTGTTGATGGACAAAGTTTATTTTGATATAGAGACTGATGGCTTAGATGCTACTAAAGTACACTGTATCTGTGCTATGTTAGACAGAGATGATACAATGTATAATTTTATAGGAGAAGATAGTTATGAACAATTCAGAGACTGGTTGGTACTGGAAGATATACGAGTTCTTGTTGCTCACAACGGCATTGGCTTTGATGTTCCTACTCTGCGTAGGCTTAGTGGGAGTGATTGGGATTACACTATACGAGACACTCTCGTCCTATCAAGACTGGCTAATCCTTCCTTGGAGGGAGGTCACTCATTAAAGGCTTGGGGTGAGAGAATACACAACCTTAAAGGTGACTATGAAGGAGGATGGGAAGAGTTCAACTGGGATATGTTGGAGTATTGTCAACAAGATGTAAGAGTATTAAAGGACATATACCGTAGACTTGAAGTACAACTAGAGGACTTCGATGAATAATATAACGACAAGAACAAACAGGAGTATTATTTGATGAAAGAAAAGGATATGAATTATTGGCAGAACTTAAAGAGAAAGTTCACGAGATTGTATTGGAAGTGCGTAAAGTATTTGTTCCCCTCCCTGTATGGAAGACTCTGCCGACGTTAAAGAATCCATATAAGAAAGATGGTACGCCTAGTATGGCTTATCAGAAACAATTAGATAGAGGAGCACATCACGATAAGGATGGTGACTGGGGATACATAGACTACCCCGAGTTCAACCTAGGTAGTAGACAACAGGTAGCTAGATACCTACAGCACTTCGGCTGGCAACCTATTGAGTGGACAGACAAGGGCTCAATCATCGTCAACGAGAAGGTACTAGAGGGAGTAGATATTCCTGAAGCTAAGATGATACTAGAATACTTCACTATCTCTAAGCGTGTAGCTATGGTGCAAGCCTGGTTAGAAGCAGTAGGTGACGATGGTAGAATACACGGAAGAGTAAATAGCAATGGTGCAGTCACAGGTAGAATGACTCATAGTAAACCTAACCTAGCACAAGTACCAGCTATATATTCACCTTATGGTGAAGAGTGCAGAGAACTATGGACTGTACCTGAAGGTAAGTGTCTCGTAGGTATTGATGCTAGTGGTCTAGAGTTAAGAATGTTAGCACACTATATGAATGACAAAGATTATACAGAGGAGATATTAAATGGAGACATACACACCGCAAATCAAGTGGCTGCAGGGCTTCAATCTAGAGATCAGGCAAAGACTTTCATCTATGCCTTCTTGTATGGAGGAGGTGATGGAAAAATCGGGGAAATCGTTGGCGGAAAAGCGTCGGATGGTAAGAGACTTAAAGCAAAGTTCCTTGATAATACGCCTGCACTTAGAGCTCTACGAGGAGACGTTGATAGAGGAAGCTCGAAGGGTTGGATTAGAGGACTAGGTGGTAGGAGACTACACATTAGGTCAGCACACTCAGCGTTGAATGTATTACTCCAGTCAGCAGGTGCTATCGTTATGAAGCAAGCATTGGTTCTATTAGAAGAGTATGCTAAACTATGGAAGTTAGATTATAAGTTTGTATTGAATGTACACGATGAGTTCCAGGTAGAGGTAAGAGAGAAGCAAGCAGAAACATTTGGTAGACTAGCCGTTGATTGTATCAAGAGAGCAGGTCAAGATTTTAAACTAAACTGTCCACTGGATGGTGAATATAAGGTAGGTAAAACGTGGGCACAGACACATTAGTAGATGACATCTATAGACTGATGGATACCAAGAGGGTAGCTGAAGGTGTAGATGTAGAGAAGGTAGTACAGGACTTCGGTGAGAATATGAAGTCAATCTTAATTAATAACATAACAGCACACGAGTTTGACAAGCGTAAGTTACGTATGTCTAACATCGGTAAGAAAGATAGACAGTTGTGGTATGGATACAACGGATACAAAGGCGAGGAACTACAGTCTCACGTGTATATTAAGTTCCTATATGGACACTTGATTGAGGAGATGATACTAGCTCTAGTGAAACTATCAGGTCACGAGGTGACTGATGAACAGAAGAAGGTAGAGGTATCAGGTATCAAAGGTTCAATGGACTGTAAGATTGATGGTGTTCTGACAGATGTTAAGTCAGCTAGTAGCTATGGCTTTAAGAAGTTTAAGGATGGTAGTCTAATTGATAATGACCCCTTCGGATATGTAGACCAGATTAAAGGTTATGCACACGCTGAGAAGACTACTGATGTAGGTTGGTTAGTTATGGATAAGACCACAGGACACCTAACCTATCTCAAGTATGATATGGCTGATGAATCTAAGTGGTACTGGACTAAGCTAAACTTCTTCTCTATCGTGGATAGAATCAAAAAGATTAAAGCCTTAGTGACTAACACTAAGCCACCTGAGAGATGTTATGAACCAGTAGCTGATGGTAAGTCTGGCAATATGAAACTACCAGTAGGCTGTAGCTATTGTTCTTTCAAGCACGAGTGTTACCCTGAGTTGAGAACCTTCATCTATTCTAATGGACCTAAGTTCTTAGTTGAGACTAATAGAGTACCATCAGTGATGGAAGTGGATAAGGATGGCAATAGAATTAATAACGATGAGGAAGCAACGGATGAGTTCTTTACCAAATAAGTATAGAAGTAAACTAGAGAAGGAATGTCACCAGTTATTAGGACAGAAGGAATGGGAGTATGAGCAACATAAGGTAGCCTATACTATGCGTAAGAACTATATGCCTGACTTCGTTAGAGGTGACTACTACATTGAAGTCAAAGGTTTCTTTAGACCAGGAGACACAGCTAAGTATAAGGCAATCGCTGAACAGCTTAGGTTTGAAGGCAAGAAATACATCTTCCTTATGCCTAAGCCTGACAGCAGGGTACGTAAGGGAGGTAAGATAACCTACCGACAGTGGTGTGCCAAACATCAGATACAGATATTTTCAACGAGTGAAATCAAGGAGCTAAAGGAATGGACAAGACAGCAATAAACCCTAATCATTATACTCAAGGTAACATAGAGGTGATTGACTTCATCGAGGACCAACAGATGGACTATAAAGAAGGTAACATCATTAAGTATGTCTCCCGTTATAAGTTCAAGAATGGTCTTGAGGATCTGGAGAAAGCTAAGTGGTACTTACAGAGGTTAATAGATGCTTACGCTTGAAGAACTTAAAGAACGTATCATA